GCAGAACTCAAAGCTGCACGGGATACAGACGTACTGGGTGATTCACCTTACGCATAGGTAATTAAATGAGCCGTTCACGCGATATAGCAGAAATGCTTGGTAAAACTGAAGCAACAAATACTACAAATGTTGCTCTTGGTACAGGAAGTGGTACTACTGTATCATTTGTAGATTCAGATGGATTATTACCAAGTGCAGACCTTAGTGGTGATTCAGGTGATATTGTATTTTCTCGTTCATCAAATAAAATGTTTGTTGGAGAAGGTTCATACTGGAGACAATATAGTACATCTACAATTAATCCGTCTGTAGAAATGCTTATTGTTGCTGGTGGTGGCGGTGGTCAATCCGGAGGAGGAGGTGCCGGAGGATTACTTTATTATGGAAGTGAAACTCCAAAAACACCAAATGGTTCTGCAGTCGAATTATCTCTCGGAAACACGTATACTGTTACTGTAGGTACAGGTGGTGCTCGAGCATCCAATGGTACGAATTCTTCTGTTGTTGGTAGTGGCATTAACTATGTTGCTTCTGGTGGAGGTGCTGGTGGTAAACCATCTGCTGGTACTGCTGCAGCAAACGGATACACACAAACTGCAATAGGGTCTGGTTGGCAAGGTGGTACTGGAGGATCCGGCGGTGGTGGCGGTGGTAACAGTGCTGTTGGTAGTAATACATTGACTGGTGGTCCTGGTATTTCTGGACAAGGTAATAATGGAGGAGCAGGGTTTGAAGCCGGCAACTCTCCCGCTGGTGGAGGCGGAGGAGCAGGCGGCGTTGGAGGAAATGCCACCAATAATAGTAGTACTGGTGCAAACTCAGCAACTGGTGGAGCAGGATTAGCATACTCTATTACTGGTTCATCTGTTATTTATGCAGCAGGTGGTGGCGGAGGTTCACATAATGCTGGATTTGGTCAAGGTGGTTCAAACAACGTTGGCGGCCGAGGTGCGATCAATTCTGGTGTACCAACAACTCCAGTTGCAAATACAGGTTCTGGAGGAGGTGGAGGTGGTTACACAAATGCCAATGCTGCTACGGTATCAAACGGAGCAGATGGTGTAGTAATTATTAGATCTACTGGACAACTTACCACAACCGGAACAGTAGTTGAATCACAATCAGGCACACACTTTGTTTATAGATTTACAGGTAACGGAACATTTAGGGTATAAGGATTTACTTTTTACCGAATATGTGATATAATATATAATTATGTTCGGAGTACAATATGATTGATTTGAAAAGTATCCACAAGATGTGGGCTAAAGATTGTGAAATTAACATTAATAAACTCGATGAGTCATCTCGGGCTCAACCTCTTTTACATGCAAAATATTTAGAGCTTCTCTCTACATATAAACTGCATTTAAAAAGAGCAGAATTTTCCCAAAAGCAATTATTAAAGGATAAATGGTTGTGGTATAATGGTAAAATGCCACATGATGAAATTATTGAAAAAGGATGGGATCCAGATCCGTTTAATGGACTGAAAGTCCTTAAAGGAGAAATGGATTACTATTACGATAGCGACCCTGAAATCCAAAGATCCGAGGAAAAAATTCAATATTATAAGAATGTTATAGAAACATTAACGGATATAATAAATAATATCAATTGGCGACATCAAACCATTTCAAATATTATAAAATGGAAACAATTTGAAGCAGGAAATTAAAAAACACGTTTATTGCGTAAGGATATGGTAACCATAGTCAAAAAATGGAAACGATAAGTGTAGCAAAAATAAATCATGCTAATATGAGAATACAGTGTGAAAGTGGTACTGCTCAAGAATTAAATGAATTTTTTTCATTTTATGTGCCTGGTTATAAATTTATGCCAGCATATCGTAACCGTATGTGGGATGGAAAAATAAAACTCTTTTCTGTTAATACCGGTGAATTACCTGCAGGGTTATACGAACACTTATTACAGTTTGCAGAACAGCGTGATTATTTAATAGAAATAGAAGATTCCAAATATGGTAAACCAGACGATTATAATAAGGTAGATGTAAAAAATTTATATGAATTTATAGAAAAAATGGATTTACCATTTGATATTAGGGATTATCAATTTGATGCAATATCAACTGGCATACACAGAAAAAGAGGTATTTTATTATCACCAACCGGTTCTGGTAAATCATTAATAATTTATGTTTTGGCTTTATATTGGTTACAAAGATTAACACATGGTGTAAAATATCCTCATGCCGGTAGGGTATTAATCATTGTGCCAACCACTGGCCTTGTTGAACAGATGTATGGTGATTTTATGAATTATGGTTGTCCTGCAGGTGCCATGCATAGAATCTACTCTGGTAAGGACAAAGTATTTCAAAATGCAATTTGTATTAGTACTTGGCAGTCAATATATAAATTACCTAAACAATGGTTTGCACAATTCGGTATGGTAATAGGTGACGAGTGTCACGGATTTAAATCAAAATCATTAATGTCAATTATGAATAAAGCCTGTGAGGCTGAATATCGGTTCGGCACTACTGGTACACTAGATGGAGCCCAAACACATGAACTCGTACTCCAAGGTTTATTCGGTAAAATATACCGCGTTACCACAACAAAGTCCTTACAAGATAACAATACTCTCGCCCAGCTTAAAATTAAACGAATCGTACTTAAATATGCAGAAACGGTACGTAAGGAGTTTGGTAAACAAACATATCAGGATGAGATCGACTTCATTGTATCCAATGAGTACAGAAACAAATTCATTCGTAATCTGGCCTTAGATTTAAAAGGTAATACATTAATATTATATAACTATGTTGAAAAACATGGTAAACCTATATTTCATTTAATAGAGGATAATGCAGATGAAAATCGTAAAGTATTTTTTGTTTCTGGTGATGTCGATACCTCCGACCGTGAAGCAATACGAGGAATTGTGGAAAAAAGCAAAGACGCAATCATTGTGGCTTCACTAGGTACATTTTCCACGGGGATAAATATAAGGAACTTACATAACATTATATTTGCATCGCCTAGTAAATCGCAGATTAGAGTTTTACAAAGTATAGGTAGAGGATTAAGAAAATCGGACGACGGTAGTGCCACTACATTATATGAGATATCAGATGATATTAGTTGGAAAAGTAGAAAAAATTATTCATTACTTCATTCCTTTGAGAGGCTTAAAATGTACCAAAAAGAACAATTTAATTATAAAACTGTACAGTTGAGTATAAAATCATGAAAGGTGAATTTAAACAGTTTAAACTTACTAATGGAGATGAAATGATATGTGAATTAATTTCCATTGATGACGATGAATCATCTGATCGTGATGTAATTGTTAGACGCGCTATGAAAATTGTTGTAACAGATGACTTGGAAGAAAATGTAAGGTATTACACATTAAAACCTTGGATATCATTTCAGGATGATACAAGTGATTTAATTGCATTAAATTCTGTACACATCGTTGGAGAATCAACTCCATCGGAAACTGTAATGTATCATTATGCAACTGCATTAGCAGATGCGGATAAATATAACAAAGTTAGAAAAGCCGGGATGTCATTAAAAGATATTGAAGATAAGTTAAAGGAATTAACAGAAGAAGAAATGGATGCATTTTTATCGGAAAAATATAAAGAGATATTGGCAGATGATTCAGACAAAGATGGTAATGTAATTCAATTTAAACCAAAAGGAACTATACATTAATGGCATTTTTAATTCATGCACTACCACCAGAAAATGTTTTTGTACGTAAAGAATATCTATATGATCTTGAACATGGCCACGGAGAACTGACGCCCGGCATTTGGATCTCAGTTAAATCAACACAATATAAGGCATTATACTTTGAAACACTTCTTACGGAATATGGAGCACTTTATGATAAACTTCCTCTTTCGGCTTTCGTTTGGAAAACAGATCATGGTGATTTACCTCTTGATGTTTTGCAGCTTTGGGATTGTTTTGATTACGACTTAACTGTTACCGAAAAACCAATACTGAGTAGGTGCGAATTTTTCGGTAAGGATAAGCAGATGCATGCTGGTGAATATATGTTTACCATTGATAATGCACATAGGGATAAATCGACGATCGATATAAATTTTTCTGAACATGATCCAGAACATAAGTCATTTAATATTATACAATTAGATAATGGACAATTTGCGGCACAACCGAATAACAGAGTTATTTTTAGAGATTCTAGCCTCACGCCTTCTAATTTAAAGCAACCAGACTTTAAGGTATGCACTCAAAATTATAGAGTAGAAACAGAACCAAAATGGTCAGTTGGACATACAGATGAATGGCAATATAAAACGGAAGATGAAGCTTAGTATCCACCCTCCAAAATATCTTAATTTATTATATCACATTTAGCTAATTTGTAAACAATTATTTTTTGTTTTTAAAAAATATATTTTGTATTTACAATTGCAATAATATGTGTTATAATTATAACATTATGAAAGGAAGCATCATGGCACGAACAAAACGAGCAAGTATACATTATGTAAATAATGCTGAGTTTTCACAAGCCGTTGTTGATTATGTAACATTGGTAAGAAATGCCAAGGAAAAGCAAGAACAACTTCCCATCGTACCTGATTATATTGCCAGCTGTTTTTTAAGAATTGCTGAGGGTTTGTCACACAAATCTAATTTTATTCGCTACACATATCGCGAAGAAATGGTAATGGATGCAGTAGAAAATTGCTTAAAGGCTATTGAAAACTATAATTTAGATGCAGCAACAAGAACTGGTAAACCAAATGCATTTGCATATTTTACACAAATTACCTGGTATGCATTTTTAAGACGAATTGCAAAAGAGAAAAAACAACAAGAAATTAAATTGAAATATTTAACTAAATCTGGTATTGAAAACTTTATTGACAATGAACTAGGTGATGACATGTCACAACAAGTTGTTGGTGCATTTGTGGATACACTTAGGGACAGAATTGAAAAGGTTCGAAATGTAGATGCAGATGTAAAACAATTTGCAAAGGAAGAAAAAAGAAAAAGGAAAAGATCTGTAAAGGCAGATTCAGACCTCGCGGAGTTTTTATAATGAAAAAAATGTTATCTGAAATAAAATATTTTTTACTCACACACGATGATATTGAAATGTTTATGATTGCTTGTACCTTTGGTACCATTTTTGCATTCTTTACATATTGTATTTGGAGTTTATTAACTTGAAACTGGCGGTATTAAATGACACACATTGCGGCATACGTAACTCTTCCGAAATCTTTCTCAAAAATGCAGAGACGTTTTACTCAGAAGTCTTTTTTCCTTACTGTGAAAAAAACAAGATCGAACAAATTTTACACTTGGGCGACTATTATGACCACAGGAAGTTTGTAAACTTTAAGGCACTTAATCATAACAGAAAATGTTTTTTAAATCCATTACGTGCGCATGGAATGAAAATGGACATTATTCCAGGCAATCATGATACGTACTATAAAAATACAAATAACCTAAACTCTTTGAAGGAATGTTTAGGTCACTTCATGAATGAAATTCACATTGTAATGGAACCACGTGTAATGGAATATGGTTCATTAAAAATGGCATTACTGCCATGGATTAATTCTGAAAATTATGAATCGTCAATGAATTTTATTAAGGAATGTAAAGCCGATTGGCTTGGTGGCCATTTGGAATTAAATGGATTTGAAATGATGCGTGGTGTAAAAAATACCCACGGTATGTCTGCAGATATATTTAAAAAGTTTGAACTAGTACTTACCGGTCATTTCCATTGTTCATCACGTAGAGATAATATTTGGTACCTTGGTAGTCAAATGGAATTTTTCTGGTCCGATGCACATGATCCAAAATATTTCCATGTCATTGATACAGAAACAAGAGAGATAGAAAAAATAAAAAATCCAAATACTTTATTTCAAAAAATTGTTTACAATGATGATAAAATGGATTATAATAACTATAATGTATCCGACTTGGATGGTAAATTAGTAAAAGTTGTAGTTGTAAACAAATCTGATACATTTACATTTGATAGATTTATTGATCGGATACAAAATCAAAATATTCATGAACTCAAAATTGCAGAAAACTTCCAAGAATTTTTGGGTGAAAATATTGAAGATGAAAAAATAAATTTTGACGATACCAGTGAAATAATTGATTCCTATATTGATGCAGTCGATACTGATTTAAATAAGGATAAAATTAAAATACAAGTACGTGAATTGATGACTGAGGCCCAGGCTCTGGAATTTGCATGATTATATTTAAAACCCTTAGGTATAAAAATTTCCTTTCATCAGGAAATAATTTTACTGAAATTAATTTAAACGAAAATAAATCCACACTTGTTGTTGGACAAAACGGCGCTGGTAAATCTACCATGCTAGATGCTTTGTCCTTTGGATTATTTGGTAAAGCGCATCGAAACATTAACAAATACCAATTAATTAATTCCATTAATAATAAAGGTTGTTTGGTTGAAGTAGAATTTTCCATTGGAGGTAATCACTTTAAGATTTGTCGTGGTATTAAACCAGGCATTTTTGAAATTTGGAAAAATGATACAATGATTAATCAATCATCGCACTCCAAGGAATACCAAAAAATATTAGAACAAAATATTTTAAAATTAAATCATAAATCATTTCATCAAGTAATTGTACTCGGTAGTTCCTCATTTATACCTTTTATGCAATTACCAGGCGGACATCGTAGAGATGTCATTGAGGATTTACTCGATATTAATGTTTTTTCAAAAATGAATGTAATCCTAAAGGAACGAAATGCACAGTTAAAAGATAAACTCAAACAGATAGACTACAACATAGATATTGTGAAAACTAAAATTGAATCTCAAAAGAAGTATATTCGCGATAT